GTGTTGGTTCCTGCGCAGCATCATACCTGAATGGTCTTTATAATGGTGCAGGTATTTCAACAGGATTCTCTGGTGAATGGTGGCCAGTAAATAACTTCCTCCAATATGGAGCTGGTTGCTATGTCGGATTCGGATCTGGAACTCCATCTAATAACTTTACTGCACTTGGTTTTGATGTTATGTTCCAAGGCGGAAATGGTACTGGTGGAAATTATGGCACTGTCGTAACTACTGTCGTAGATTCTCGCGCATCAGGTGATCAACCTGTAATTGGTGTTGTATATGCTTCTTCGATTACAGGAGCAATTGATACAAATCTAACAGGAATTACCTTCCCATCAGGAGCAAATAACTACAATTATATCAAGGTTCTTGGTGAGAAATATCACCTCGACACCACTGGTCTTTATACCATAGAGACTCCTCTTGCAGCAGATGTTGCAGGATGCATTGCTCGTACAGATAGAGACTTCTATCCATGGTTCTCTCCAGCAGGATCTCGTAGAGGTAGAATTCTAAATGTTCTTCGTCTTAAGAGAACTCTTACAACCGCAGAACAAGATAATCTTTATGCAGCAAAAGTAAATCCAGTAGTCACATTCCCAGGAGATGGAACTCTTCTCTTTGGAGATAAGACATGCGAAGCACCAACTTCAACTCTTTCTAGAATCAATGTTTCTAGACTGTTCATGTATATTAAGAAAGCACTTGCACCTGTTGCTCGTTCACTTCTCTTTGAGCAAAACGATTCAATCACTCGTTCTCGCTTCAAGATAGCTGCTGAAGGTTTCATGGATAGAATCGTTGGTCAAAGAGGTATTACTGAATATAAGGTTGTATGTGACGAGACAAACAACACTCCAGATATAATCGAAGCAAACTACTTTGTTGCTGATATTCTTATCAAACCAATCACATCCATCAATTATGTCAAGATTACACTAACCAACAAAGATCTTTCATCAACTCTTTGATAAATAAAGGGAGAGGTTAATTAAATGGGTACATTAAATCAATTTAGACAAAATTTCTTTGGAGTAAGACCAAATCGCTTCTTGGTAGAAACCAAGTGGCCAAATGGTGTTTCTTCTCCAGATTTAAGTGACCTCAACATTTATGTTAAAGCAGCAGATCTTCCAGGTTCAACAATTGGTACAATTCCAATCGCATGGCAGGGAAGAATCGTCAAGTTTGCTGGCGAAAGAGTATATGCAGACTGGGCAATTTCAGTATATGATTCCAGCATCCCTGCAAAGGATCTACGCAATGGATTTGAGCGTTGGATCGAAGCGATGGATGGAAGAAATACTCACAAGTTAAATTACAATCTCACTTCTGATTGGATTGTAAGATATAGTGATATTACTCCTGGAACCACCACTACTCCAGACAATACTCAATCACCAAAGAACTTCAATAAGTCTGTCAAGTTGCGAAATTGCTTCCCAACCGATATCGGACCAATTACTCTTAACTATGATGTTTCAGATGCATTTTCTGAATTTACCGTGCAAATTGCTTACGATTTCTGGGAACCATATAACTAAGGATTGATATAAAACATGGCATTTGATTTTTTTGGTTTTTCGATTGGCAAAAAGTCTGAATTTTCTGACTACGGATTGACTGGAACTAATCCCCAGAACGCATCATTCGTAGCACCAGAGAATTTTGACGGAACCCAAGTCCTTGAAACGGGAGGCTTCATGTCTTCCGTTTATGACTTTGGTGGTTCTTTTATGGATGAAAATTCCATAATTAGACAATATCGCAGCATGGCACTTTATCCAGAAGTTGACATGGCAATCGAAGACATTGTCACTCAGGCAATAGTCTTCGATGCGCAAAATATTCCAGTTCGTTTGGGTCTGGATAATGTTGCTCTTTCAGACAGCATTAAATCCAAAATGCAAATCGAATTTGAAAAAATTCTCAAGTTAATGGACTTCAATAGCAGAGGACATGATATCTTTAGACGCTGGTATGTCGATGGTAGAATATTTTTTCAAAACATAATCGATGTCGAACATCCAGAAAAAGGTATCACTGAACTGAGAGCAATCGATCCAATTAAGATCAAAAAGATCCGAAAAGTTCAAAAAGAAGTAAAGAGAATTCAAAATACTACCGTTCCAGTAGTCAAGAAGGTAGACGAATATTATGTCTATACCGACTTTGAAGTCAGTAGCAGTATGCTTGCAACAACCAATGCTACTGGCGTAAAGATCACTACAGATTCCATTACTTATTGTCATTCTGGTTATATTGACCAGACTGCAAAAAGAGTAGTTGGACATCTTCACAAGGCAATTCGACCACTGAACATGCTTCGTCAAACCGAAGATGCAATGGTAGTCTACCGTATTGCCAGAGCACCAGAAAGAAGAGTATTTTATATTGATGTTGGAAATCTTCCAAAGGCGAAAGCGGAAGAATATATCAAAACACTGATGAATCGTTATAGAAATAAACTTACATACGATTCATCAAGTGGTGAAATTAAAGACCAAAGAAACCACATGTCAATGTTGGAAGATTATTGGTTGCCTCGCCGCGAAGGTGGAAAGGGTACTGAAATTCAGACTCTTCCTGGTGGTCAGGGACTTGGAGAAATGGAAGATGTCGAGTATCTTCTCAGAAAAGTATACAGAGCATTAAATGTTCCATTGACAAGAATGGAAGTCCAGACAGGATTCAATCTTGGAAGAAGCAGCGAAATAACAAGAGATGAAGTAAAGTTCTATAAATTCATAGAAAGACTTCAAAATAAGTTTTCTTATGTCTTCCTTGATATTCTCAAGAAGCAATGTCTTCTTCGTGGTATTCTCACGGAAGAAGATTGGACTGCAATATATCAAGACATCAATATAATTTTCAGCAAGGATTCGTATTTCAACGAACTCAAGGAAAATGAAATTCTCCGCGAACGAGTTGAGATGTTGAATACTCTTGGAAATTACAATGGTGTATTCTTCTCGACAAATTATATCAGAAAGAATATTCTGAAACAAACCGATGAAGAAATAACCAAGATGAATATGGAAATGGATCAGGATCGTCAGAAGCAATTGCAACAGCAGTTACAGATGCAGCAATTAGGACTTCTAGATCAACAGGAACAAAAATAATACTATATAATAAATAGGAGATAAACATGGCAGATTCAAAGCAAATTTTAGCAGCATTTCTCAAAGAAGACCTAATCGAAGCAAAGAAACTCATCAATGAGGCACTTTTAGAGAAACTTGGAACTGCTCTAGAAGACAAACTAGTCGATTTTGCACCAACTGTTTTCAATGAAGCATCCAAAGGACTTCATGGTAAGCAAGATAAACTTGATGCCAATAAGAATGGCAAAATTGATGCACAAGACTTCAAACTTCTTAAGAAAAAGAAGAAGACCAATGAGAGCACTGATTCTGATGAAGAATTAAATGCCATTGTTGAACAATTTGAGAGCGAAGTAAATTCTATCGTTCAAGAGATTCAAGAGGAAACTGGCGAGATGCTTTCTGAAGAAGAAATTGCTGATATTGCCAATGAATATCTTGATGCTCTTACCGAAGGCGAGAAAAAGCACAAGAAGAAAAAAGACGAAAAAGACTCTGAAGAAGATGATTCTGAGGAAGAAGAAGACAAGGAAACTGAATGAGACTTATTACAGAAACAACCGAAGATGTACAACCAATAGTTGAATCTGCCAAAGATGGTGGAAAGACTTATTACCTAACTGGTGTAATGATGGAGTCTGGTGTTGTTAATCGTAATAAAAGACTCTACAGCGAAAATGTTCTTGACAAAGAAACAAATCGTTATATTAAAGAATATGTCAACAAGAACAGAGCTCTCGGAGAATTGAATCACCCAGAAGGTCCAACGGTCAATCTTGACCGTGTATCTCATATGGTAGTTGGTCTTGTTAAAGAAGGCAAACAAATAAAGGGTAAGGCAAAAATTCTTGATACCCCCATGGGCAAGATCGTCAAGAATTTGATTGACGAAGGAGCACAACTTGGTGTTTCTTCAAGAGGAATGGGAAGTCTTGAAAATCGTGGTGGTGTAAATTATGTAAAGGAAGACTTCACTCTTGCTGCAATCGATATTGTTGCAGATCCTTCTGCTCCAAATGCATTCGTAAATGGTATTCTTGAAGGCAAGGAATGGATCTGGGATAACGGTCTTCTTGTTGAAAGAGAAATTGCAAATTACGAGAGACAACTTAAGGCAACTCCAAGAAGACATCTGGAAGAAAATGCAATTAAATTGTTCTCAGACTTCTTAAGAAGACTATGAAGAACATAACCAATCAAGACCAAAAACTATATGAAGAAGTAGAACATGCACTTCGCAGTTCTATTCCTTCTATGTCTAAAAATATTCAAGAAGGTTTCTTCAAGAATATGGCAAGAAAAACTGGTCTATTTGGACAGGAAATGTTCAATCGTGCATTAAGTGCTGCGCATGAAACAAATTTAGCAGCAAATGTCAATGCAGAGAAAAATAGAAGAAGAATTCAAGACACTGTTCTACATTCCCATTATGCAACAGAATTGGGAATGAAGGAAAAGGATGTTCATAATATTTTAACTAATTTTCCTCAAATGCATCCAGATAGGATTGATCTAGAGGCAAAAATTGCCACTCTTGGAAAGATAAATCCCAATATCGGAGCACTTCAACAATCATCTGAAAGATTAAAACAAGAATATGCTTCTCATGCAATTAACTCATTTAATGTACTTACTACCCCAAGAACACCAAATCAAACAGCAAATGTTCTTAGGTACATGAGAAAAAG